CCGTCCGGAATGACCGAGCCGTTTACGGTGGTCATGCTGGATGCGGTGTAAAAGGAGACTTCATGCGGAAAAGCAAGATCATCACCATTGAAGGCCGGGGGGAAATCACCATTAAGGAGGTTTCCCCCTGGGCGGTGTATCAGGCGTGGCAGGCGAAAGACCGCGCGGAGGACATGTCTGCCTTGTTGACCGACGCGCTCCAGCCATCATGGGAAAAAATACGCACATGGTACCCATCGGAAGTGGAGCAGATAACCGAGGCATTTATGGAGGTGAACGCCTCTTTTTTCGACCTGTCCCGGCGACTAAAGCTCGACGGTCTGCTGGAGGAAGTGATGAAGACGTTTGCAAGCAGCTTGCCAGATGTGTTTGCAGACTCATTCAAACTGGCCATGAAAACGCCTGGCATTACGGATGGGCCTTCTTCCTGATCGCGATTGAGGAGCTAAATGGCGGCAAGCAGCAGTAAAATAGAGATTATCCTCACAGCCATTGACCAGTCTGTAAGTAAGACTTTTGGGCAGGTCAACAAGGCAATGAATGCATCGGAAGCGGCCACTCACAGGTACGGCAAGGCAATGGATGCGCTTAAGGCCCCGGTCAATGCGGTGGCATCAGCATTAACCGGGATGATTGCCGCCCTTGGAACCGGCATTCTTGCAAAATCGCTATGGGACGCGGGCGTTTCGGCAAGCCAGCTCAATGTGGCGTTTAAGTCCATCGCCGGGACATCTTCCCTGGCCGCCAAAGAGCTGGCCTTTGTCCGTGCAGAGGCTGACCGGATAGGACAGAGTTTTCCCGAAATGGCGAATGCCTACAAGGGAATATCCGCCGCAGCCAAGGGCACCAATATTGAGGGCGAAGCGACACACCGGATTTTCTCTGCCATCGCTGAGTCTGCCTCAGCTTTGGGGTTATCCGGAGCCGCGGCAGAAGGCGCCCTGCTGGCCATCTCCCAGATGATTAGTAAAGGCAAGGTCTCTGCTGAGGAATTACGCGGCCAGTTAGGCGAACGTCTCCCCGGCGCGTTTGGCATGTTTGCTGAGGCCATGGGGGTTTCTACCGCTGAATTGGACGGGATGCTTCAGCGGGGCGAAGTCGGGATTGACACCCTCTCGCGATTTGCCGATGTCTTGCACAATCGATATGGAAAGGCCGCAGAAGAAGCGGCATCCGGCCCGATGGGCGCGCTGAACCGGCTCTCTACGGCCTGGTATGATTTTAAGGTGGCCTTGTCTCAATCCGGTTTTCTGGATCAGGCGGCAGGCTATATGAACAACCTTGCGGCAGCCCTGAAAGACCCGGAGACTCGCGCCGCTATCAGCGAATGGGCCTCTAAGCTTTTCAGCCTGATTGATACGGTGGTGAAGCTTGCCTGGGAATGGAAAGGCTTTATTGCCGCCTTAGCCGGAACCGTGCTTGCTGCCAGTGTTGTGGCAACTCTCACCACGGCAATCCAGGGGCTGAGCGCTGCCGTTGCTGTTCTTTCCGCATCGTCACTGGGAACATGGGCAGCATCAACAATCGCCGCCATCAGGTCCGTTGATCTGGCAGCGATGACACTCAAGACCACAATGGGTGCTGTCTCCGGAGTACTTCTTGCCCTTGGGGTCGGATGGGAAGCTGGGAAGCTTTTAGGCCAGTTTGATTTTATTCAGAAGTGGATGGTGGACATGATCCACACTGCCAACCAGGTTGGCCTTGCCGCCAAAAAGATGTGGGCACAGCTCACCGGAACGGATGCAGATGTCGCGGCCGTTGATAATAAAATCGCCGCCGACAGGCAGGTGTATAACGAAATGATTTCCGACATTCGGGCAGGAAAGGGCGCGGGTGAGCGGAACGCACAACCGGGGTTAAAGCAGGAAAAACCCCCTGCGTCTCAACCGGAACAAGGCTCTCCGTCCACTCCGGACACGGCGAAGAATAACATCAACTGGTACCGCACCCCGGACTTTCTTGACCAGCTGGACGAGGCGGTGCTGACCCCCGATGAGCTGGCAGACCGAAAGAAGCGATGGTCGGAGCGGGAGACGCAGGAGAAGCAGCTGACCTCCGAGAAGAATGAGTTACTGGACAAGGTTGCCGCTGAGAAGAGTGCTGAGGATGAGAAGCGGGCGAAGATCCGGGAGGCTGATGCCAAGCGCAAGGCTGATCAGCAAGGCGGTGGCCAGGAACAGATGTCCGTCACCACCCATACCCGCACCACAAGGCCTGCCACCTTTGATGAAACAAATGCCTATGAACGCGACACTGCGGACGCCACTGAAAAAGAGAAACAGGCAGCTGAAAAGAAGCGCACTGCGGGAGAATCATTTGATTCCGCATTAAAGCGGACAATGACCCCTGCGCCAAAAAAGAAAAAAGTCCGTTCCGGCTCCAGCGACCAGATCTTCACCAAAAAAGAGATCGAGGCACAGACCAAAATTGCGGACGCCATCAAGGTGATCACCGACGAGTCCGATTCGTACCGGCTGAAGGCCCTTAAAGACCAGACCGCCGCCGCCAAAGATGCTGCCGACAAGCAGGCCGCTGCCCAGAAGGAAGGGGTGGGCAAGATGCAGTCGGTCTTCACCGCCTATGCCGAGCGGGTAAAAAAGATTCAGGACGATATTGCCGGTCGGGAAAAGTCCCTGGCCGATGAGCTGAACGAGCGCGACCCCCATGCCACCGAAGAGATGAAGTGGCGGCGCAAGGCCAAAGCGGCCAAAGACTACGAAAAGGCCGCAAAAGAGGCCCTGGCAGCCGGTCGTCTGGATGAGGCCCTGTCTCTATCCGACCAGGCGAAGCAGGCCTACAGCGGGTTGAGCCAGTCACCGAACACCAAAATAAAAGACCAGGCATCCCGCACCTCCTATGCCGGGTTGAAATCCTCCGGCGAATTGGGGATTGCCATCAACAAGTTGTTGTCCGGCCAGGCGTTCACCACGGCCAAGGCTGATCTTTCCGGCATCAAGGGCCTTGATGGATTGGGCGCCCTGGTAATGGCGGATCTGAGCGGCAAGATGTCTGCCTTAAACTCCAGGCAGGGAAGCCCCGGCAAAGGCCAGGAGCCCACCCAGATCCATGAGATCAGGCTGGGCAAGGCCCGGCTGCAAGGCAGTCCGGATGATGTGGAAGAATTTCTGAGACAAATTAAACAGGCGGGGCTGAGCGCGGCATGAGCATAACCATTACTGACGGCGTCACCACCATCACCCTGCCCGCTGACACCCTGTGGCGGGATGAGACCGATTGGAGCCCGGTGGTGCAGTCCATCGAGCATACCCTCACCGGGTCGCTGCTGGTGGAGGTGGGTAGCAAGCTGGCCGGAAGGCCCATCACCATGGGCGGCGATCAGGAGGCCTCCTGGCTGGATCGGGGTACTATCCTTGATCTGATGACCTGGTCGGCGATCGCCGGGCAGGTGTTAACTTTGAATTACCATGGCCGGTCGTTCTCGGTGATGTTCAGGCACCACGAGCCCCCGGCTGTGGATACCCGAGCGCTGGTGGAAAAGGTTCCGCCTGCAGATGAGGATTGGTACTGGTTTACCATAAAATTAATGGCGGTTTAAAAAAGAGAATCCATGCCTATTTTTCCCACAGATATAAAGCTTATGGCCTCGCAGAGGCTGACGGATTTTGATGATGCAGGCGGGCGGATGTCCGGCATTGAGATCGTTGACGGCAACGTCAATAACCTTTTCCCGGATATTTCCCGCCTTGACCGGGTCTATGGACGGGTGTCCTTGCGCAAGTCCTTTGTCTCGGTGCAGACTGCCGACACCGACACCTATTCCGGATCCCATGTGATCCTCTCGGTGCCTGCGGCCGACCCCCGCGTCTCGGTGTGCATGTTCACCACCGGCGATCCGCACGACGAGCGCACCGCCGCCCAGGACTATGTGGAGAGCTACGTCACCCGTGGCCCGAAATATCAGGGCTGGCTCTGGGGTGACCAGCTCCAGGGCAGCCGGGCGATTCTGATATTCCAGAAAAAAGGATTGAAGATCCCGAAGATCGGCTCGGTCTTTTTTTTGATCAAGGATGAGGGCCTCTCCACCGAGAAGTCTCAATATGTGCGGGTCTCCAGCGTTGAGTCCTCCACCGAGGATTTCACCACCTCCAGCTCCTCCACCGAATATGGGGAAATTGCCACCTCCTTTGACCGCACCGTGGTGACGATGACCATCTCCGACCCATTGCGCGAGACCTATCCGGGGATTGCGATCACCAGCAACGACGCCGTGATCGGCGGCTCCATCTACACCACAGCGGTGGCCGATGCCGCCCAGTATTACGGGGTGATGCAGCCAACAGCTGCATTAAATGACGGCGACATCTCAATCTCGGTGGATTCGATCTTTGCCCACCTGGTGCCGTCAGCCCAGGGCGAAGCGCCCATGGTGGATTTGTCGGTGGGTGAGGCCGGGCCGGTGATCGGCTCCGGAGTCTCCAAGATCATCAGCGTCCTTGCCTTTCCGCTGGCCAATGGCGCCAATCTCTTTTTTGGGCAGGGCTTAAAGCCAGGTTCACTGGTGATTGTCGGCGGAGGCCATACCTACACCGACAACGGCGGCGGGCTGGTGATGGAGGGGACAACCCAGCGCGGTACGGTGGACTATTCCACCGGCCAGATTATTTTCAGCGGTGTCCAGGCGGGATCAACCAACTTCACCGTCACGGCCATTGCCGGATCGGAAGTCCCCCGGATCTCCGATACCTTTATCACCACGGTGGAGCTGTCAAACCGTGGCTACAACTATACGGTGATGCTGACTCCGCTGCCGACGCCCGGCACCTTGACCGTGGATTATATGGCCCAGGGGGAGTGGTACCGCCTGCGGGAAAACGGACAGGGTGTGCTGGTCCCGGATATCGCGGCCACCGGTACCGGCACCGTCAACCTGCTCACCGGATCGGTGATCCTCACCTGTGCCGCCCTGCCCGATGTGGGCTCGGCCATCCTCTACGCCTGGGGCTCGCCTCTGGAGACCGAGGATCTGAGTGGCCAGGTGGTGATCAATGCCGCCGAGATCAAACACACCGTGGCGGAAGCCCCGATTAAGCCGGGCAGCCTGCTTCTCTCCTGGCCCTCGGGCGGGGCAACGGTGACCGCAACCGACAACGGAGCTGGAGCCTTGACCGGAGCTGCCACCGGAAGCGTGGACTACGCCCGGGGCGAGATCGCCTTTAAGCCGACACTGCTGCCGCTGTCATCCAGCGTCTATGAAATCGATTATGAAAAGTATCCCTTTGTCACCGAGACAGTCACCCTGACCACTGGTTCAGGAGTGGCGATCGGCAACCTTGCCCAAGGTGCAAAATCGGGGACGGTGAAAATCAGCGTACTGGTGAACTTTGCCGGATTCGGCCATGTGTATGAGATGCTGGATAACGGCGCCGGGGTATTGTCTGCCCCGGGGTTCAGCGGGATTCTGGATGGCAGCGGCTCGGGCGGGGACAGCAACTTCGGCTATCGCTCCACCCTGAGCGAGTCGGAGACGTCCACCTCCATCGAGGTGTCCGGCCTGACCGGGGCCATTGATTATGTCACCAGGTCGGTCAGCCTGAACGTCGGAGCCATCACCGGGGCAAAGGTGACCACCACCGGGACCTATTCCGCCGACTCCATTGTCCTTGCCACCCGCAGAACCAAGACCATCGAGAACTATTCCACCGCCACCACAAATATTACCGGAGGGGCCTGCGCCACGCTCACCGCCAAATACACCCTCTCGGCTGCAGCGGCATCGGTGGCCAGTGAGACCACGCCCGCCTTGCCGGTGGTGCTGGATCTGACCCGCGACATCGCAGGCCGCAACATCGTCCCCGGCTCGGTCTCCTTTACCCTGGATGGAGTCCGCTATATCGACCGGCTGGGGCGGTTATACCGCAATCCTGACCCCCTCACCGGCCTGGGTGCCGATGTGGGAAGTATCGACTATATCACCGGGATTGCCCAGATCTCCAACTATTCAGGCGGGGCCGGGGTGATCGTGATCAGCTCCATGTCCGGCCGGTTCGGCAATCAGTTTCTCTCCCGGGCTTTTTTCCGCACGCCGGGGGCACCGCTGCGCCCAGGTTCGTTCCAGATCCAGGGGGTGGTGGGTGATGGCCGGGCCATTGCCGGCAGCTCTGATTTTAGCGGTGCCATTACCGGCTCCCTGGTCATGGGCAGCATTGATTACGAGACCGGAATTGTGTCGCTGGCCTTTGGCGAGCTGGTGGATGCCATCGGCAACGAGACCGAAAGCTGGTATGACATCGCCGGGATTGACGGCAACGGCAAGATCTTCAAGCCGGTACCGGCCTTCTGCGACACCCTGAGCTATACCTGCGTGGTCTATTCCTTTATCCCCCTGGATGCCACCCTGCTGGGTCTTGATCCGGTCCGCCTGCCGGTGGATGGCAGGGTGCCGATCTGCCGAAGTGGCGACGTGGTGGTGATCCACAACACCAAAACCGACACCCTGCCCAATGGCTTGACATCAGGCCAGATCATCACCCTGTCGCGGCCGGATGTGGTGCATTGCGAGTGCTATGATGCAAACGGCCTCTATGTGCCCACCACCAAATACACCTGGAATAAGGATATTCAAAAGCTCACCTTTGCCGCCGTCCTTGATCTCACCGGATTTGTCCAGCCGCTTGTGGCCATGCACCGCATCGAGGATATGTGCCTGGTGTCCGATGTGCAGATCAACGGTACGGTGACGGTGGCAACCGGCATCTCTCACGATTACCCGCTGGACGGGGAGACCTATGTCTCTTCCGCCCTGCTGTTTGGTGATCTGCAGGCCCGGCAATATAACCTTTTTGATCAGGTCACCTGGACCAGCGTCTGGAGCGATGATCAGATTGGGGATGCCGCCACCGGATCATACAACGAGGTGAACTACCCCATCGTCGTGACCAACTCGGGCGGCACCAAAGGCCGTTGGGCGCTGGTCTTCACCGACCCCACCCATTTCAACATTATGGAAGAAAAGCTCGGGGTGGTGGGCAGCGGCTATATCATCCAGGACGCCGCCCCGCTCAACCCGGCCACCAATCAGCCCTACTTCTTTATCGATTATCGAGGCTGGGGGGCGGGATGGTCCCCGGGCAATGTGGTGCGGTTTAATACCGATGGGGCGAACAAGCCGCTCTGGATCGCGAGAACCACCCTGCAGGGGCCGGTGACGGAACCCAACGACCAGTTTACCATCCAGATCAGAGGAGACGCGGAATAATGATACCAATAGTCTACAGATGGGATGACGGGAATGCGCCGGTGGCTCGTGGTGAGCGGCGCAGCCTGTGTGACATTCTCTATGCCTGCCTGGTCACCGGCTACGGCACCAAGCCGGGGGCAGGATGGACACGGCCGTATGTCAATGCCACTTTCGATAAGGCGGCGTTTCGCAACAACTCGTCAACCGGGACGGGATTTTATTTACAGGTGGACGGCTACGGGGCCCCATCTCCCGAAAACCCAAAAATAATGGGCTACGAGGTCATGACCGGCGTAAGCTCCGGCCTGCGGCCGTTCGTTGCTGCCGCCGCTGCTCAGTATATGTGGACATCGAATTTGGCAGATACCACTGCGCATCCATGGATTCTGGTGGCTGACGACAGGGCTTTTTATTTAACGATTTTCATAACCGCTACTGCTGCACCCACTAACAGCGATTTGCATAAAAGCGAGATGTTTTTTGGCGACGCAATTAAGTGGTTTTCTTCCGACGCATATTGCAGCTGCCTTTTGAATGGGTATTCCGCTTATGGCAATGACTTGACGATAAATGATCCGTCTGTTACGACCGGGAATATTTGCTTTCCACGGAATGTTGCCGGGGTTGCGTCGCCGATTAAAGCCGCATTAATCCGGGGAGGCGGGCCAGGGGCTCTTAGCTTTCCAGGGGCCCATGGTCTCGCCTACGCGGGGGGCGATCCTGTCATGATCACCAGGCCGCACGTCAACAACGCGGCCGAATATACGTTTCGTGGCTGGCTTCCAGGATTCTATTACCCCTGTCATCCGCTGGCATTTAATCAGCTGGCCACAGTGACGGCAGACGGAAAAAATTATCTATCGATCACGGGCTATTTACAAGGAGGAAATGGCCTTGGTAATTACTTCATCGGCCTCGATGACTGGAGGGCCTGATGCTCTTTGACTTTATCCGCGCAGGCGTCCCTCTGGCCCGTACCGACCGGCACCGGCTGGCAGGGACGGTCACGGTGGACGGAGCCCCGGCCCAGCGACTGGTGTCGGTACTGATCCGCGACACATGGGAGCAGCTTGCAGCCAAACAGAGCGATGCTGTAACCGGTGCCTGGGAATTCTACGGCCTGCCGGAATACCCGTTGCGGGCATTAATGGTGATATCGGTGGATGATGAACCCGGCACCCATAACGCTGAGATCGCCGACTTTGTCAGCCAGGTAACGGGATGATATGGCCTATACCCCTCCTGACGGCGGCGCAATCCATTTTGACCTGCACGGCGACTATACTCCGCCCGATGGCGGGGCGATTGTTTTTCCGCTTGTCCCCTATGTGGAGCCGCCTGTTGTCCTTGAGTATGCGGAATCCCCTGACTTCGGCGTCCCCTGGGGGCAAATGCCGGTCATGGACGACCGGACAGCGGCCGGATGGACAGAGCGTCGGCAACTCTCCACCCGGTTCGGTATGGGCTGGAGCAGACAACAAGCCATGGCCCGCAAGCTGGATGCGCCGTGGCTGGATAAAAAGGCCACCGAGACGGCAAGGGCCATCCCCTGGGCAGACCGAGAAACATCGCTTGACGAAACAACCCAATCACCATGGGTGCACCCTGGCCCCTCCGATCACAAGCGAGCCCTGCCCCATGGCGATATGCTGGCCACGGAGAGTGCCTACAGCCTGGCCCATATTGCGCCTCCTGCCCGTGATGATTCAGTGGCCATGGGCTATGGCGCATTGGCCATGCTTGATCTTATTGCACTCGACTTCCCCTGGGGCAACCCACCCCAGAAAGACCGGCTCCATAAAACTTTATGGGGTAAAAAATATTACCGGGAAATATGCTGGCGGGCCTACGAGCCACCTGAAGGCGGCAACATCCGGCTCAATCTGGATATGCCGATCACTTTGGTTGATGATGGTGACCATATCCATTTTATTATGGATCAGCTTACCTATGACCGCCGCTGTGATCAGCGAGAGCCGTCCGGCTGGCGGGATGCCTATTTTTACCGGCCACCCGGGCTGGTGCCCACCGGCCTTGTCAAGGACTTCTATATGGTGATGAACACCGCCTATCTGACCAGGCTCCCTGAGCGCACCGCAATCGATGTGCGCTCCATGACCATGGCCATTGATCTGGAATCGTACTGCTGGACCTTCAGCGCCACCATCGGCAGCGAAACCAGCCTTGACCTGCTCAGGCCGACCAGCGTCGGGCCGATGTTGGTGGAGGCGTCGGTGAACGGCCATATCTGGGTGATGCAGATTGACAGCTGGCGGCAGGGCCGAAGTTTCGGTGGAGGCGATCGCAGCGTGTCAGGGCGGTCGGTATCGGCGCAATTAGGATCTCCGGCAGCAGAGCTGACCAGCTATACCGAGACGCAGGCCAGGACGGCAAACCAGTTGGCAGAGGCGGCGCTTGTGGGGACCGGCTTCACCTTGGTCTGGGATTGTGTTGACTGGCTGGTACCGGCAAATTGCCTGAGCTATCAGGATCAAACCCCCATCCAGGTCGTTCAGGCCGTGGCCGGGGCAGTGGGAGCAGTGGTGCAGACGCACCAGGAGACCAAAACCCTCACCGTACAGAGCCGGTACAATGGCAGCCCGTGGACATGGGCCGTGGCTACGCCGGATCTCATCCTGCCGGAATCCCTGTGTGTGGGCGTCGATGGAGAATGGGACGCACGGCCGGTTCTCAATGCCGCCTTTGTGGCCGGAACCGTCACCGGCGGGATCTCAGCCAAGGTGATCAGGCAGGGAACTGCGGGCGACCTGGCAGCCCAGATGGTGACGGACGCACTGATCACCCATGCCGATGCGGGCCGTGAGCGTGGCCGCTGCATCATGGCTGCCGGTGGCGACTGGAATAGCGGAAAAATTGAGCTGCCCTTATTTGCCACCCCGGATGTTCCAGGAGTGGTTTTGCCTGGTCAGATTTTGCGGATCGTGCCCCCGGTGCTTGCCAGCTGGCAGTGCCAGACCACCGGGCTGACGGTGTCTGTGTCCTGGGAGAGCGGTGGCCTGAAGGTTCGACAAATGGTGGACTATGAACGGTATCACGGGGCGTAACAGGGCATCACTGGGCCTAACGGTAAACGAGGAAAAATATGGGCTTTAACCTTTGGGCGACATTTAAGCGGCTGCTGCCAAACACCCCCACCACCGTGGGTGTAGTGGCAAGCATCGATACGGTCAACGGAACCAGCATGGTGACGGTGAGCGGAGGCAATGTGCGAGTGATTGGCAAGGAGTTTGCTGTGGGGAAAAGCGTGTTTGTGCGGAATGGAGCAATCCTGGAAGAGGCACCAAGCCTGCCGTTTTATAATCTTGAGGTGTAGCAAATGACCCCGGAAACAACCACTTTTATTGAATATTTCCTCCA